CAATTTTCTTTCCTAATTCATTTAATTCCAACCATATAGTTGAATTGTATAAATTATACAATTATTTTATTAAACACCACGGATATATCGGTGCAATAAAGTTTTTCAAATTAATGAGACTTCATTGTACAAGATATATTTGTGGACAACCGTTATTAACAAATACCTATGGTATTGGGTTAACAAAGGATGGATGACCCAAAAGGCTTCTATTCTTAAAGAACTCAGTTGATAAAGGTGATTTTTCTTACGTTCTATCTTTGCTTATGTTTAATAGATCAATCAATCTACCAAAACATGAAGTAAAGAGACAACTTAAGAAGATTGATTTATCTTCCATAGTAGCTCCTTCTACTTCTAAATTCACAATTCCTACTGGTTTTATAAAGAATTTTGTTAAAAACAATAATCTTTATATTACAGAGGAAGAAATGAAATTTAGTCTTAAGGATTTCTTCCTTAGTAATAAGGGAGGACCTCAAGGTAAAAGTACAGCTACTGCTCATAATTCATGATTAACATTTAACGAAGATTTTGTTAAATCTTTATCATGTCTTATTGTGGGTGACTGAGGACGTGAATGATTTGTATGATCATATATGTTTTGAAATAAACATACTGATTATTTAAAATTAAAAACGAAATCAGAAAACCAAGGAAGATTATCAATAGTTAAGGATCCTGAGGGTAAATTTCGTATAATAGCTATAGTTGATTTTTATACTCAACTACTATTAAAGAAATTACACACTGCACAATTAAGAGTTGTTAAAAACCTTAATTGTGACAGGACTTTCAACCAAAATCCTTTTCATGAGTGAATCGATAATGAAGAAGATTTTTGATCATTAGATCTTTCATCTGCCACAGATAGGTTTCCTCGTTCTTTACAGTTCCGACTCTTAGGAGAAATGTTTAATTACACTTTTGCTAAGAGCTGGTCTGAACATCTTGGAAATATAAATTTCCAAACACCTACTAAAGATTCAGTTAAATATTCAACTGGTCAACCAATGGGAACATATTCTTCTTGAATATCTTTCACATTGGCTCACCATTTAGTTGTTCATTTTGCTGCATATTTAGAAGGTATTAAAGATTTTGATCAATATATAATTCTTGGTGATGATATTGTTATTAAAAACAATAAAGTTGCCAAAAGATATATAAAGATTATAAATTCTTTAGGTGTTTCAATCTCATTAACAAAAACACATGTTTCGAAAGATACATATGAATTTGCTAAGAGATGGATAAAGAGCGGTAATGAAATC